GACCATCGGAAGCCGTTATGCTTCAGTTTGGATATTGTTCCCTGATCCGGCTTTTCATCGAACAGGATTTGAAGCCTGTCCTCAGAATAGTTCTTTACCACCGTGCCGCCGTCAAATGCCATTTCTGCGTCATCCTTGCCCCTCATTTCGCTTTCTTTCTTGATTGAAGCCTGCACTACCTCCGACAGATTCCAAAACTTGTGACGGGCTGTAAATATCGGTTTCGGCAATGTTCCGTTTAGCTCCTTAATGTAGTCGGTGGCTTTCTGTATCAAATCAGCCTTTCCGTTGTTGGCGATACGCTCCAGCTTGCCGTACAGGCTCGATACAAACAAGGGGCGATAACTGTATTTGTTTTCGCCTGTGTCAATGGCTTTCAGAGTGGCGGCAATGTCTTCAATATCACGTTTCAGTCGCAGCCATTCTTCCGCTTGCTTCTGCTCCTCCGGCTTTGCATCCTCAATACGCTTGTTGATGGATTTAACCGCCCGTTTGCGCCATTCCTCAAACTCGTTCACGGCATTATCATAGGCGTTGTTCGCCTTGTTGTTCCTCGAAGTCGGGAAACGTGCTGGTCCTGTAATCATCGGGCTGAGTATCCGTGAGTGTCTCTCGAACAGGGTACGCACCCATTCCCTGAATTTGGCGGTGTATCGTTCCTGTTCCTCGTTCGGTATCAGCTTCAGGTCGCTTTGCAGGGTATCCTCATACGAATGTATGTAGAACCTCGCACGTTCCTCCGGGCTGTGGCTGGTGCCGTCAAAGGCACGTACAGCCAAGTCCCACATATCCTCGAAGTTCTCGCTATACTTCCATGACAAGACCTCCCATTTGCCCATTTCGGTATCGGTATCATCTATCACCATATCACCTGCAAGATGCGCACGCTGGCTTCCGAAAAAGTTGCGGCTTACCTCATGTTCCCGAAACCTGAAATCCAATACAGGGGCATTCGGATTGCCAGCCTGTCTTACCGTTGCCGCCCTATGGCAGTTCTTCTTGCTTAAAATCGTTGTTTCCATAAAAATATCGGTTGCGTTGAATTGTTTGTTATTATTCGTTTATCAGTTCGCAGTTCTGACCCACCCAAAGCATCGCATCGTTACCCTTGTAGGTGAAATCGAACGCCTTATTCTGTTTGTTGTACCAGCCCTCCAAAACCTCGCCCTCTTTGAGACCTCTAATCTCATTCAGGCAGTTCCTGCCGAAGCTTGTCTGAACTTTCACGACAGCTTTCCTCCGTTCCTGTACTTGCAGGATATGGACGGCATAGCACATCATCATCTTGTCCTCCACAGTACCCATGTTGAAAATTCGCCCTACATAGTAGTTACGGGCTTTGTCAGGGGTTAAATTTATCGGGGTGATAAATTCGTCTTGCTCGCCATTGTCGGCTCTTAAAAAGACCTGTACCGTTGTCCGTATCATAATCTTGCCCATTTCTCGAATGTCCTGTAATATCCGGTTCTGATGAAAAGCATATCGCCTGATCCGTCACCCCACCAATCATTGCAATGAGATATGTATCTGCCTATTTGGTTATTGTGTTCAGGGCAAAGTTTCTTGTAGATTGACTTGAACATCGTGGAAACTATACGACCTTTGAAGTGTCCGGCAAGGTGCGCATCATTTGTGCAATATCCGTACATTGATACTGTCTCTATTTTACCGTTCTCATCCAAGAACTCCCAATCCGAGTCTCCCCATCCTCCCTCATTGATAGTATCTTTAAGGAGTTGTTTTTCGTCAGCCGTAAGAACTGAAACTATCTGCTCAACTTGTTGAATTGTTGCTTCCATATACGTTTTTATTTGCTGGTTAATAATTAGCTATTCGTTGTTTGGTATTTGCTACAAAGGTCTTGTTTGAGCCTTTGAGATTGATTTCGCCAAGGTTTTCCCAATCTCCATTTGCCCACGTCTTTGTTATACAAGAACCTTTATATTTATCAAGATTGGCTTTGATTAGTTTCTTTGCCGGAGCGAGTGAGTAGAACGTCACCGATGTGACCATTTCCGTAACCTCTACTTCTTCCCATTTACGGGTCTCTTTATTGAAACGCTCATCCTTGTAAGTGTGGGCGACAGGTTCACTGAAATACACGCTATATTGTTTCATGGTTCTAATTTTTACTTTTTCAAAATCTCGTTAATCAATTCTCTGTCATCATACCAAAGGTTGAAGCCTCTGGTCACTTTTCGGCGTATGTACTCCCGGTCTCCCAACATCTCGATAGCTTTTTCCCTCAAATCGGATGCGCTCCATTTCTCTGCCTGTGCGATGAGGAAGTCAGCGAGCCTGTCCTTTTCCTGATAGAGTTCTTTCGCGCGTGTCGTCTGCTTCACTATCTCTGCAAGGAGTTTCTTTTCATGCATCCACGCCTTGCAGAAGTCGTCTTTGTCAAGGTCAGTATTCATATACATTTCGTGGATTTTGATGAACTCATCATCCTTTGGCGTGTAACCTGTACGGTCTGTAAATTCTTTCTCGGTCATATCAGTTGCGTTTTGAGTTATTCTTCGGTTTCCTGTTCTGAAAAGCTGCCATAACGGATGCCTCCGTATGTATATCCGTTGTCATGGGATAAATACACCTTTGCATCTTCATCGTATTCTGAAAGTGCATCGATGAGTTCCTTAACAGTCATCGTGTTTCTTACTTGCTCGGTTGAGTAGCCCTCTCTTACTGCCTCGATAATTACATTTGCTTTGATTACCTCCTAATTTATTTGCTGTTTTTATCTTGTCGGCGTACTTATTAAGTATGTCTGACGGGACAAAAGTATGGGTTTTATTTAATACAGGCAAACTTTTCAGCAAAAATCTTCAAAGAAATTTTCGTGCAATCGCCTGAAAAACAGGTAAAAACGTGTCGCATAACAAATTATGTGGAATCCGAATTTGTACCTGTTTTGGATAAAAAATCCGTTCCTAATAAGTACGCTTTAAGGATTTATGGCTATATTTGCGCTGTAATATGACCAATCAAAGAATACTCGGAGTATGAAAAAGAAGTTATTGACGCTCCTGACCAGCAAATGCAAGGACATGGGGCTTACGGAAAAGGCACTCGGCGAACTCGTTGAATTGGGTTCGGAGGGTCTTGCCGACGATGCTTCCGATGAGGACATCGCAAAGAAAGTGGATTCTCTCGTGCCGTTTGCAAAGGCTATGCAGGCGGAGATAACGAGGAAGACACAGAAAAAGCAATCAACCACGAAGCAATCTGCCGAAGACGGAGATGGTGACGGTGAGGGCGAAAACAAGGGTAACGAGAACGTGCCGGAATGGTTCAAGTCAGAGATGAAGAAGCGTGATGAGCAAATCGCCAATCTCGTAAAGGAGAACGAGAACCTCAAAGCTGCCGAATCAAAGAAAAGCCGTGCGGAACAAATCGCTGCCAAAGCCAAGTCTCTGAACATTCCTGATTTCCTTATGGAGAATTTCAGCATCGCAGATGATGCCGACATCGACAAGGTTCTGACGGAGTTTGCACAGAAACTTGTAAACAACAAGCTCATGCCGAAAGACACGGCACTTGAGTTGAGCGGCACGGAGGAAGCCATGAAGAATGAAGCCAAATCTTGGGCTGAGTCTCTGCCTGACAAATGATTGTTTAACCTCTAAAAAATTCAAGCAATGGCTATCGAATTTAAGAAACAGGCCTTTTCAGGCAAAACCCCTGTCATTTGGCGTGGGGAATGCAAAATCCTGCCTGGCGGTTTCAAGCCTAAACAGACATTCCCTGTCGGGACTGTACTGCGTAGGGGTCTTCCTATTCAGGTAGATTTTGATGAGATGAGCGCAGGCGTGGTAAAGATTGCAAAGGTTCTTGACGGCGGTACGACCACCAATGCACGTGTAGGCAAAGGACATCTTTTTGCCGTTGGCGACAAGGTGCAGAAGCTGGGTACGACCACTTCAACTACCGTAAGCAAAATCGACACGACCAATGCCGACTACGATGTACTCACTTTCGCAGCGGCCATAACCGGGCTTACTGCCGGGGACAGCATTCAGGAAAGTGACGGAGAAAGCAGCGCAAAGCCGCTCTACACTCCGAACATGGTTATCGGTGCTGACCTTGAGTTCAAGGGGACGGGCATCCCTACCATTGACGCAGCGTATGAGGCTGTTGTTCTCTACAACAACGTGAATTACCCCATCCCTGCCGACTGGCTTCAGGGGGTAACTCTTAAGTCTAACCCGAACATTCTGTTCATAAAACAGTAGTATCGCTATGCCACAGTTTCAGTATAGTTCAATTTTCGGCGAACTGACGAAGAACGTACAGATTCGCTTTGATGCTGCCTCTGAACTCCGCAAGCGGCTGTTCGACCAAGTGATTTTCGAGAAATACCTTGATTGGGACACCCCGACCATCGGTCTCGACTTCGAGGAAATCATCGGACAGTACAACATTACCGTTGCCGCACCGACTATCGGCGACAGTTCAAAGGAAGCCATTTTGGGCACGGAGGGGCTGGAAACTCTTAAGGAGAAAATCATAAACCACGCCGTTACCCTGCCTATGACCATTCAGGATTACAGAAAGGTTCTGCAAATCCTTGACAGCAAGTCTCTGCCGGACAGACAGAAGAAACAGCAGCTCATCGACCTTATGTGGGGCAACGTAAAAACGCCTGTAAACAGCGTACTCGCAAAGCTCGACATGATTTTCTTGGGCGCACTCTCGAATGAGGGCGTATTCACTCTTGATGAGACTACCAACCCGGAGGGAGGTGTGCGTGGATCAATCAACTTCAATCAGCCTGCGGAGAACATCGCAAGTTCAACCAAAGCATGGACAGACGGGAACAAGGATACCGTGGACTGCTTCGAGGACATTCAGTCGATTATTGACGCTGCACAGGACAAGGTCGTTTTCGGCAAGGTACTGTGCGCTCCGTCTCTCATCTCCTACATGTGCCGCTCGAAGAAGATGAAGCAGATGATTTGGGGAACGGACAAATCGTCCCGTATGGTACAGTTGAAAGACATCAACGAGTACATGCAGACCAACAGCTATCCTGTATTCGAGCCTATCCGTAGGCAGATTAGAGTACAGAACGGCACGCAGCGTACCCCGTATACCCCTTGGAACGCCAAGAATATGGTGTTCATTCCTGACGGCAAGCTGGGTATCGTAAAGAACGCCTATGCCAACAGCGAGTTGAGACAAGAGCCGGGCGTTGCCTACTCCAACTACGGACGCATCCGTGTCTCACAGTGGGGCGCAGGAGAGACACAGGGCTCGAACGGCGTAGAGTTCACCAAAGCGGAAGCATTCGCTTTGCCTGTGATTACGGAGATGAACGGTATCTACACCCTCAAAACGCAGTCATAGTCATGGATAATCTGAAAGCATTGAGAGGTCTTTGCAACGCCATCTGCAACACGTTCTATCCTGACCGTGGGGCAATGGAGATGATGCTTTTCAATGAGGGCATAGACAGCGATGCGGAAGCCACTCCGAAAGATGAAAAACTCTTTCGGGTGGCGATACGCTTGGTCAGGGGCTATGTGGAGAGCAGCCGGACAGAGAACGGCGTTTCCACCTCTGTACGTGAGGATGCAATCAACGAGAACATCAAGCTGTGGTGCAAGGATTACGGTCTCGATGCTGATGATTACCTGATTTCGGTAAAGACGATAGAGAACGGTTCTAACTTGTGGTAACTGCCTTATGAGAACTAACGGTTTCCTGAAATACGAGATAGTCAAGGATGTTGCGGACTTCAACGAATACGGAGAGCCCAATACGGAAGCTGCCGTAGAA